AGTTAAAAAATCAGGAGAAATGATTTACAACAAGAAAGAGCAATTAACCAGTGACCTCGGATCTAAGCCAGAATAATTTTAATTTTATATTTTTAGGTCAATCGGTATTACGATACCAAGTACCTTTAGATGTATATAATATTATCAATCATATTTATGAAACAAAATATCCTGAACTAAAACCTGCTAATAAACAGTTAGTTGGTAAAATAGAAAAAGAACATAGTTTATTTTATAATGGTGAAGATACAGATAAAATGACTAAACATAATCATTTACCTAATAATGTGTTACAATGGTTTGAACAAAAGTTCAGACATTATTTAGACTGGAATAAAGTTGAAAGATACGATTTACATTTTAATTCTGTGTGGGTAAATCAAATGTTTGAAAATGAATACAATCCAGTGCACGTGCATCAAGGAACTATATTTACAGGTCTATCAAGTGTAATGATTTTAAAATTACCAGAATCTTATGGTGTAGAATATTCTGCAGCAGATTCGCCACAAAATGGTAGATTACAAATATTAGGCTCATCGAATGGTATGTTTGCAAATGTAGATTATCAACCAGATGTTGCTGAAAGAGATTTTTATATATTTCCATATGATATGAGGCACTGTGTATATCCTTTTAACGGACCAGGTATGAGACGAACACTAGCTGCAAATATGGATGTTCAATACGACCCAATTAAAAACAGAGGAGTAAGTTAATGTACGAAAATAAAATAATAACAGAACCTAAATGGAAAAGTTGGATTGTTCAAACAACAACCCCTTTATTTACTCCAGATCAATGCAGACAAATTATTGCATCAGGTAGAGCACAAAAACCTCAAGTTGCACAAGTAGGTATGAATAAACCAGGTGGTGGAACAGATACTAAAAAAAGAGTTACAACAATATCTTGGATACCCTTTAAAGAAATGGAACATATGTATCGTGATCTTAATAAATTTATACAACAAGCAAATGAAAATCATTTTGGTTTTGGAGACATACAAGTAACAGAACAAGCACAGTTTACAGAATACCCTCAAGGAGGTTTTTATGATTGGCATATGGATTGTGATGTAAACATGGAACACGAACCACCGGTTAGAAAAATATCAATGACATTATTATTAAATGATCCATCAGAGTTTGAAGGTGGAGATTTAGAATTAATGGCACCAGGTAAGTTTGCTGAACTTAAACAAGGCCATGCAATTATATTTGCATCTTTTATAAATCATAGAGTTAATCCTGTAAGACGTGGAACAAGACAATCACTTGTTGTTTGGTTTGGAGGTAAACCTTTTAGATGATTAAAGAACAATTTTTTCCAACAAACATATATGGCAAAGATGTAAAGTTAGATAATCAACTCTTTACTAATGAAATAATTGAATGGTCTAAACGAGACCCTGGTGTTAAAAAAACAAATAGAAACGGTTGGCACTCTACAACTGAAATGCATAAGATTCCTGTATTTAAACCTTTGGTAGATGAATTATTTATAATGATGAATGATATATGGCAAGAAGAATGGTTAGATCGTGAACCTGTATTAGGTAATATGTGGGCTAATATAAATCCATCAGGAGGATATAATGCTCCACACATACACCCCAATAGTTTATTTAGTGGTGTTTATTATATAAAAGCACCTGAAAATTCTGGTGATTTAGTTTGTAATGAACCAAGAGCAGGAGCACAATTAAATATGCCAACAAGAAAAAAAGGCAGACCACCAAAAGAATTATGGAGAGAAGTACATTTAAAACCAGTCGAAGGTAGAATAATAATATTTCCATTTTATCTTTGGCATAGTGTTGAACCTAATTTATCAAATGATATAAGAATATCAGTAAGTTTTAATTTTATACAACATGGCTTTTAATAAATACCACGTAATTAAAAATGCAGTTAGCTACGAATTAGCCAACTTTGTATTTAACTATTTTCTCCTTAAACGAGATGCAGTTGCTTGGATGTATCAAAATAATATTACTTATGATAATGGTATGCTTGGAACATGGACCGATAAGCAAATACCAAATACTTATTCACATTATGCAGATTTTGCTATGGAAACATTACTTGTTAAAATGTTACCTGTAATGGCAAAAGAAACAGGACTTAATTTAATACCTACTTATTCTTATTCTAGAATATATAAAAAAGGTGATGAATTAAAACGTCATAAAGATAGACCTTCTTGTGAGATATCTACTACTTTAAACCTCGGTGGAGATCCCTGGCCTATATTTATCGACGGTACAGGGGCTGACAACGTCATAGATGAGTATAAGAACATACATAAACCCAATGCACCTAGAGGCACTAAAGTCTTGCTTGAAGTAGGCGATATGCTAGTATATAGTGGTTGTGAATTAGAGCATTGGAGAGAACCTTTTGAAGGGGACGTCTGCGGACAAGTCTTTCTTCATTATAACCATGTAGATGGTCCTTTTGCTGAAAAGAACAGGTTCGACAAAAGGCCAATGTTAGGTGTTCCACCAATACGGAACGCATAATAAAATGAGGTTATATGCTACAAAAAATAGGTTTTTTACCGGGTTTTAATAAACAAATTACAGAAACCACAGCTGAAGCACAATGGGTTGGTGGAGATAATGTAAGATTTCGTTATGGCACTCCAGAAAAAATAGGTGGTTGGTCTCAATTAGGAGAAAATAAATTAACAGGTGCTGCAAGAGCTTTGTTTCATTTAGTTAATAAATCTGGAACTAAGTTTTCTATTATAGGAACGAACAGAATTTTATATGCATACTCAGGTGGCGTATTTTACGATATACATCCTATTAAAACTACAACAACACTTACAAGTGCGTTTAGCACAACTAACGGATCGTCAACTGTTACAATAACTTTTAGTGGCGATCATGGTATAACAGCCAAAGACATTATTCTTTTAGATAATTTTTCTGCTATAACTAATTCTAATTTTGCAGCTGCTGATTTTGATGATAATAAATTTATGGTAACAAGTGTACCAACATCAACAACTCTTACTATTACAATGGCATCAAACGAATCAGGATCTGGTGCAACAACATCAGGTGGCATAAGAGTACAACATTACTATCCTGTTGGACCAGCAGAACAATTACCTGGACTAGGATGGGGACTTGGTCAATGGAGTGGTACTGTAGCAGGAGAAGCAGTAACAACTTTAGTTAGTGGTATTTCATCCTCTGCTA